TTTTTTTCTTTTTTATTATATAAATCGTACAGAAACGATAACATGTGCACGCCTCCTAGAAAATATCCCAAAATATGCCTAAACCTCTCACAACCCCACACTGACACCGCCCAAAATAGTGAAATCACCCTTTGGATCAATTGTAACTGTAGGTACTATGTATAGATTTTTAATCAACGGAATGTGCGTTCCAATATTATATCCCACTGGAGAGAGTAAGAAGTTAAATCTCTGTTCTAAAGCTTCGTATCCTAAACCAACACCAAGAAAAACCCACTCAGGAACCAATTTAGTTCTACCATAAGAGGCTATAAACATCTGTATGTTTGGAGTAACTGCCCATTGAGGTTCTTCAGTAAGATACACGCCTGTACCTACGCCCAGATACAAAGAAGGGGACAGTCTGAATTTAGACTTGGGATACTCTTCCACGAATTTCGAATCATCGATTTTAATATCGTACTTTTTCCCTTCTACCTCGACACTAAACTTGTTATAAACGTAGTGACGACCTTCTTCATCCTGCCCCAACACATTTACGACTTGGTAATTGCGGGAATGAACAACCAAATCCCAAGGCTCTTGTTCCCAAGCCTTAAACCCAACCTCTCCCCAAGGAACTTTCTGATCGTTAGTGAAAGGTTCGCTTAACTTTAATTTTTGTTGCGCTCGTTGGTAGTTCCAAGGATCTAAATCATCTCCTGGTAGGGGTTGCTCGTCTTTTGGACGTGGAACAGAGGTGTCAGAAGAGATATCTTTACCTTTATATCCTACGGTTACAACTTTAACAGCCCCTACACCTTTAATTTCACCATCAAGCTTCTTTAAATCGTCACGAATGGGCTTTAATTTGGTGTCTAAACTCTTGGCATAAGCTTCTAAACTCTTTTCTGTCACATATTGAGCTTGGGCTCGCGCAATCTTATCGGTAAGTTGCTTCTGTTCTACTAACGAATTTGCAATAGCCTCCTGCTTTTCCATTGCATCGTACTGATATTTAATAATTAACAGTAATGCGGCAATAAGAGCCAGGACCGCAGCTACTATACTAACTTTCCATCTCCAATTCATGAGTCTTCTCCTGGATCTATACCAAATTGTTCGTATAGATCGCGGTCCGCCTCATATATTTTACGCTCGGCAATGGTTATACAGGGTTGATATCGATCAATAAAACATTGCAACTCCGGATTGCCGGAAAACTCCACAATTAGTTGCCCAAACTCTTGTCTGACCGTAACTACCGGATTCTGATAACGCATTCTACACAACATCTCATCCACCGCCACTATCCAGGCAGTAGGTATGTTGATAAATTTTATAGAAGGATGACGATCTTGCAAAGTTTCTAAATCAGAATCATTAAAATCATGCCGCGCGTCAAATATTCTTTTAAACTCTTTAAACATTTAATTCCTTAAAATGGTACATAATAAATATTATAATTCACCATTTTCCTCCAGCTTTTTTATCTTATCTTCCCGCCACTCATTATATTTGGTAAGTTCTTTTTCGTAAACGTCTTTATCTTTTTGGTATTTGTGCCACTGGTTATTGCTTTTCTTTTGACCAGCTTTCCATTTCTTCATCTGCCCTTTATAATCCGGATTTTTAACTTCATAATAAACTTTAATGCCGGCAGTGTGGTATTCCGAAGGTTCATCACTCGAAAATGTTTCTACACGAACTCGGTCTAGCGTAATGTGTTTCGGAATGCCGTTTAAAATTTCCGATAATGATATGGGTTTTGCATCAGTTATGTCTGAAGCTCCTTCGGCATCGTCTACAACTTCATACGCCGGGGCGCCATTATCTTTATAAAAATCTACCGACACATGAATTTTATCATACATCAGGTTCGATAAATCTTCCCTATCCATGTCCGGATGTTTATCAATAAACTTCTGCACTTCGTTTTTGGTTTGATATACATAAACCCGCTCTATTTCCTGGGGTCTATATAGATAATCTTCATTATTAGGTGGTTGAACGGGTAGAGTTGGTTTTTTCATGACATGTTTTCTTGTAATTTACAATAACAGTTTGTACAAATATGATCTTTTTTACAGTTACTATGGTCGTCTGGAGGAGAATATAGTATTCCTCCTGGTTTTTCTAGCGGTTTTTTGCACCAAGCACAGTGGAACACTAACCCTACAACGCTGGAGACTTTAATACTGTCGCTCATATGCAATTAAGAGTGTCTTTAACTAGCTTTAGATCCGCACAAGCATCCTGCTTGGCTGGTGGATTTCTTAAAAGAAATGCCGGGTGGTAACTGCAAACCACATTATATTCGCTTTGATCTAATTTTATCTTATGAATCTTCCCTCTGCGGCTCGATAAATTCTGACCAATAGTATCCGGCAACAATCGGTCAGCTGCAGTTGCTCCCAATGCAACAATGATAAAAGGATCAATAACCTGCAATTGCATATCTAAATAATCTGCGCAAGCTTTCATTTCTTCTGGGTCGGGCTTACGGTTACCAGGCGGTCGGCACTTTACTGTATTGAGTATATACACATCCTCACGCGCGTATCCCATAGACTTAATCATATTGTCTAAAAGCTTGCCGGCACGTCCTACAAATGGTCTACCCTGTTCCGCTTCAGTGCTCCCAGGCGCCTCCCCGCAGAACACAATCTCGGCATTCGGGTTTCCTTCACCAGGAACAACGTGCCCACATTCGTTGGCAAGTTCACAACCAGTACATGCCTCGATTTCACCAGCAATCATTTTCAACAAACGTTCTTTAGGAGTCATTTTCTTCTTCCGTTCCTGGAGTATGAACGAAACCTAAAAGTTTTCCGCCATCTTCCATTTCAGCAGCAAGATATCCCCAACAATTATCATGTTTGCCGATTAGTCCATTTAATATACCAAGTAACCCAACTTCTGGATTATCACCGTTCTTATCGCACTGAACTTGTACCGTCTCGTGATTTTTAAGCTCATCGTTACAGGGTACTCGGGTTTCAATGAGATTTTTTATAGCATCATGATCGGTTTGTACCAACTCGTTTAAAATTTCTATGACTTTGTCTAAATCTAAACTAGGCATCTTAATCTCCTAACGCTTTTATTTCACCAACGTTTTGAACTTTCACCGGAACACCATATATTTCTGGATTTAATTTCTGATTGCCGGACACGTTCACAACAACACAGTATCCGCCCAGTTCATCTTTAGATATACCAATACCACGATACCAATCATTACCCCGCAGCTTGTTTTTCAATATTAACTTAGCTGCTCTAGCTTGTGCCTCAGTTGCCATTTAATCTCCCGATGATCCAAACCCTCCGGTTCCCCGGCTGGCATTTCTTTCTTTACAAAGCTGATCGTATTCTTTATTAGAAACTTTACGAATCGTCATGCTTTCCCGAATAACCGGTCTAACTTGTCCGATACGCTCACCGAATTCAATATGAATTGGATGGTGTCTAAAAGTGTTTTGTAGAAAGCCAGGATCGGGTAAAGTAGATTCATTGTTAAAATGTCTACGATACGGTCCTTTATCTAAACTATCGTAACCCAAATAATCACCATGAGAACCATCTGGCTTCATCCACTCGTACTGTGGCGTCCAAGTTGTTACCGGAATGTATTGGCACGAAAATAATATTTCATTTTCGAATGTTTCATCTATAACGCCGTACAGAGAGTGCAAATGTTTTTTTGCATGCGTAGACGAGCGTGGACGCAGCTCTAACCACCACTCTGGCGGCGCAAACATGCGAATTCCCAGTCTAATTTTAGCATGCTCGAAAGGATATAGCTGAACTCCACCCGGCTCGGCACATCTTACATCCCAGCCGGTCGCCTGTTCATCGGCGCGTTCAGGAATGAACTCTGATTTGCTATATTGTTCTAAATCTTCACGCAAAGCAAATATAAAATTAGGAACTTCAATCGTCATCTGGTAAAGATGGTTCCACTCCTGCGCGGCTCGACAACATGCAATGGAATTTTTCAGCTATTTTTTTGAACTGATCAAATTGCCACTTCGTATTATTTCCATACCCATATGTATCGTGGAATTGACGGTGGTGAACGCCACAAATGCTGACGCCATTTTCTAGTGCATACCTATCCTCTACACACCAATCCCAGCTATCCAAATGGTGGCTTTCTAAATAAACACCCCGCTTGAAACAAATACAACACTCAAATGAGCTATTTACCTTAATAGCTTTTGCCCACTTTTTAAACATGGGGTCATCAGATCTGTCGTCATCTTCCCACATCACGCAATTAAATCTTGTAACCGCTCCTGGTTTTGTTCAATCCAAGCTGCTACGCGCTTCTCTTCTTGCTCAGCAGGAGATTCTCCGCCAACAAACCCTTGCTGAGCCTCGAACGTTCCTACGTGTCCCTTTTCGTGCGCCAGTACTATAGCAGAAGCGACCACCGGATTGGCGTTGTATTCTTGAGCTTTTTGCGATACCATCCCTAAATTAATATTAATAACCGCAGGATCCTTATCTGGACCAGATTCTACATGTCCAAAATGAGGAGATACGCCAGCTTTGATTTTCCTAACTCCAACGAAATATTGTGGATTCATCCTCTTCAAAACCTCAGTTGCCTTCTGAATAACAGGCTGCATCGGTTCCACTACTACATTGGGAGATTCTAACTCAACATCCACGTCTGTTGGTTGAGCCATTTTAGTTAAAATCGTGGCAGCATCTATATAATTAGAAAAAGTTTCTAAACATTTTGGACAAGTATCCAAAACGATAGACCCTACTTTAGTGACCGTAATTTGATAATCATGGCACTCGTTGCCACAGACCTGGCAATTGGCAGAGCTGGAAACCTTAATTCTATTCATATCTATATGTTTATCTATTACTAGCCAGTTTGGCGTCGAGAAGCGGCGTTATACCACCAATATTGCGTAAATGTTGCTTAGATACCCGGGCGGTAAAGCCAAAATCAGTAAACCAATCATTAAAGCACTTACTCATATATTTAACGAAAATGCTGATATTGAATATAGAGAACCTTTTTTTGGTGGGGGCTCGATTGGTTTAAAATTATTAACAGATATTCAAGTACAAAAAGCTTGGATAAATGATTTCGATAAAGGAATGGCAGCCCTTTGGACTGCCACTATAATTGATCCGGAAGGTTTAAAAGAACGAATTCAGTCATTTACCCCGTCAACAAAACACTTCTATGAATTTAAAAATGACTTACTAAATGTTCCAGATATTCACGATATCACTGATGTTGGTTTTAAAAAGCTAGCTGTACATCAGTTATCATACTCTGGACTAGGAACTAAATCTGGTGGTCCGTTGGGCGGTGTAGAGCAGAAATCTCAGTATAAAATAGATTGTCGTTGGTCACCAAAGACATTATACAAAAACATAAACAAACTTCACGCCTTATTTTCAGCTACAGATATACGTGGGAACAAGTGTTGGAGCCGAGACTTTAAAGAATTAATTATGGACGACAACTGCCCAGCATTTATGTACCTAGATCCTCCATATTTCATCAAGGGCAATGAGATGTATCAGCATGGATTCAGCATTGAGGACCATGAAAGGCTTGCTGATTATTTGCGCAAAACAAAACACCGATGGGTATTATCCTACGACGATTGCGCAGAGATACGTAAGTTATATAGTTGGGCAACAATTAAAGAAATAAAACTTAAGTACACAATAAATACGGTAAGAAACAAGGTAGAGCTGTTAATTACTCTTTAATTCGAAAGTCTTCAGATATACTTTTGTTCCAGTCGCTACGGAGTTTATTTATAGCTTCACCTGGTATTTGACTAACAGAGGTGGGATAGACCAGTTGTAACATCTTATGAATGCTATCTGGTTTAGGTATTTCTTTAAAGATAGCAACTATTCTATTAGATCCCTTAAATCTTATGGGTTCATTAGAACGAGCAGTGAAGTTGAATAAATCCGATACTTCCCCGGGACGCGCTAGTATATGTAAAGTGCGCGTCATTTGATCCTGATACTGTTTAAAATCTTGTTCTGCCTGGGCACGAATAGGTTGAGGAACTTTGCCAAAACCAAAATCATAAGCAGCAACTCTATCCCAATCACTAACGTAAGCCGCCTGCCGGGCTGCTGCTATTATAAAACCATCACTTAAAAGCTGCCTAACTCGTTTAATAACGTTAGGATGAGGTTTACTTTTTAAACTTGTAATAATATGATTTATATTATTTTCAATATAATCCTTTTTGATTTCTCTAGTACGTTCGTCCGGATTGCTGATAGCTTGAATATATGCAGCTCCAATTAAAAAGTCAGAAAAATGAGAAGGAAGAGGATTTCTCAATCTCAATAAAGCATCTTCATCAGCTACCAATGATTGAGGCTGTACAGATACTATTACCAAAATTCGGGCTAGACTACCTCTACGATTGCCAGCTCCCAAAGCGGTAAGCAAATTGCCAGTCAAATATATGCTTTGCAATGATTGGCGCGATGGCATGTATATGCTAGCGTCAGAATCTTCTGCCCACGCTCTTTCTTTTGGATCGGGGATAAGACCTTGACTAAAAATGCTGGGTAAAACATTCTCAGCAGTACCGTGATATAAATAAATCGACTGAGCCTTAGCAGCCTTTTCAAATAAAGAAGCTAGCCTATCTATCTTATCCCACATATACATATATGAGATTAGTCACGGTGAATTCTTAGCCCAATAGCGCTCCTAATATTGTAATGAGCACCAATATAATTAAAAAGACTGCGCCGATTGGCCAAAGTGCAGCATTAATAAATACTCTACTTAATGGGTTTTCAGTGACACCAGCACACATGGCGCCTAAAATAAGCAGTACAACAAATACTACTATATAAATTATAATCCAAGGAGTCATTAAAAAATTCCGTACCCTCCTATTCGGATATGATTTTCTTCATGACTAACGCGCTCCCATTCGAACGTATCGTCGCCTAATTTAACGATATCTAAATAAATATCAACAAAACCTTCTTCATATATTCGATGATCAGAATAATCTATACAAGAGGTATCTACTCCCGCCTCTTCTAACATGTCAGTCTGTTCCTGATCTATAGAGCACCCACTATAATCATCAAAATCTACACCCACTTCCTCTATAAAAGAGAATCCAACTTTTTTAGTCCCTACAATATAAGCCTCGTCCATCTCAGGTTTAGTGAGATTACTACGTATAGTAGTGATAGAAGCTCGTCCATGACCATCATGCGACCAATCACCAAGAATTAAATTGATTATATTATTCAAACCTGAACTCCACAACTGGCAAAAAACGAATTCATTTTACTGTACTCACACGATTTTTTGCGTACATCTTGTAAATAAGTATCGTAAACTGCTGTTTTTATAGTTCTAAATTTGGGCAAACGCATAGTCCCAAAAGCGTTTTTATAATCATTTTTCAATGACACCCAGCTAGCAAAGCCACGCAGCTCACACTCCATTTTTACCCGGTCAAACAAGACGAATGCTATAACATCACTATCTTTGCCACTAATGAATAGATCGTCACATCCGCTATGTTTCTTACCAGACACTGCTCCCTCTATTGTGTTGGGTTTAGAATCGGTACCAATGTTAAACACAAACGATGCTCCATACTTGTCAGCCGTTTCTTTTGTACAACTCTTGACTGCCACGTCTAATTGTGTGCCAGTGCCAACAATACTACGATCCAAAGAGTAAGTCAAGTTCCATGGTGCGCTGAAGTTATACTTCAGATCTGGATCCCAACTCTTTTCTTTCTTACCATATACTTTAAAATCTGGATTAGTAGGTAAGTCCGGACACCCATGACTAATTAAAAACTCATTAACAGCACACTCTGGCAGTTTGCTATCAATTATGTTTTGTTTAACTTTCCAGCGGTCCGCTCGGCGCTGGTGTTGCATGTAATTCATGTAATCTTGGTCGGAACAAATTTGATCTGCAAAGTCCCAAACCTTTTTCTCATATTTGCGAATATCAATTACACACTCTTGACTTCCAAAAATAATCATTTCACCCATAAAATTCTCCAATACAAATATAGAAAACCACCACGCTGGCGGCTCTCGATTAGTTAATACCAAGAAAATAATCCCACTGTGGATGCTGTGGATGTATTCCTATTACCTCGTTGGCTAAATTAACATTAGGCACCTTTGGCGTTTTTAATAAACGCATCCGTGCCTCTTCCGGAGTACGATTACCTTTTCTATTATTACAATTAAAACAAGAGGTGACGCAATTTACCCAAGTAGACTTACCACCACGAGCACGCGGAATTACGTGATCAATGGTTAATTTTGAAGTTTTAAAAGATTTACTACAAAACTGACAGGTAAACCGGTCACGCCTAAACACACCAATACTGTTATAACGCATGCGACGCGGTATCCATCGAACATAATACTTCAAACGAATTACCGCTGGTAACTTCATTGAACCGCAACCCCAGCGAATTATTTCATCCCACTCAGCGCACACCTCTACCTTATCCTTTACAAAAAGCTTAATAGCTTTCTCTGGCGTGACGAAGGATATAGGTTGATAAGTGGAGTTTAATAAAAGAGTTTTCACTTCTTTTTCTGTAATCTTTTTATAGAATCTCTTATATCTTCGCCCTTGTTAGGTCCAGGAAGTTCTAACCCTACGCAAGTCCAACCAGGACGCAGCCGGCGAGAAAACATTTCCAAAGATTTAACACCCGGGTACATCTTTTCCAAACGATCTTGTAGCTCTTCCGGCTTTTCGGAATGAATTGGGAGGGCAGGACCAACAAAAACTGAACGTTGAGATTTGTTTTTAAGCAGTTTGCTAACCTTACCTCGCGTTCCAATCAAACATAACTCGTGCGTTTGCCTAAATGTTCTTCCCAAGTTGAAATTTAAAATACTATTTAAATCGAAGTCTTCCACAATTTCTTTAACTATATTAATAGTGGTTTTAAAAGATAGACGCTGATAATTATAGAGACCTTTACGAAATCTTTTCACTAACGGGTACAGCGGGTCAACCTTAGTCTTGACCCAAATCCAAGTCTGCTTCTGCTGAAATCCCCAAGCATTCATAGTTTCAAGTCCATCAGATAACATTGCGGACGGAACCCACAAAGCTAATACAGAATTGTCCGCAGCAATAGATTTTACATCTAGATTAATAATATCTTTAGTTTTAAGAACTTTGTATTGTGAAGATGAGCTACGCTTAACGTCACTCATCTTTAACGAATCCTGAAACTGAAATGGAGGATCGGCTACTATTAAATCATATTTCATTATTAATCTTCGTCGCTTTCTTTTAAAATCACATCAATCTGTGCCAATACAAGATCGATTTGAGACACCTTTGCATCAGTTTTAAGCGAAAATTTCTGCTCGATAATATCCTGTCCTTGTTTTTTGAGACCGTTGGCTTTAACTAAATCATTAAATGACGGCTTGCTTACATAACCATCGTGTTCCATTTGATACAAATCTTCTAAATTCTCGATAGGCAATCCTTGAAAAGGATCTCCCTGCACATGCCGAGTCATGATTTTCTCATACCCTTCACGCAACTTAATTACAGTTTCAGTGCTTTGCCTCAGCTCTCCAACTATCTTCTGAGTAGCGTAAAACTTATCTGCAACGTCTGGATCATGCTCAATTTTATCGCACAATTCGCGATATCGTTTATTAACTCTTCGTTTGTGCCAAGGATTTTTGCGTTTTTTTTTGGGAATATCTTTGGTCATTTGAGTATAATATCTACACCGAGGCTCTCTAAATAACTTGCCAAAATACTCCTATAATTGGTAAAGCCTTCCCGCTCCCAACAAAGAAGAGTGTCCCCATTTTCAAATGGCAACATATCTCTAGGTTTCTTACCTTCTTTATCGGCATCTATACGTATGCTGTCGAAAACATTATCTAATTGGCGCTTATACCCATTTACAAATAACTCTCGCGCCGCTGCTTGATCTTCCAATTGTTTAGCTCGATATTCCGTTAACAACTCTTCATCAGGAATACCAAACGACCAGGCTCCAACCACTTTAAAATCAGCAGGTTTAGTGCTTGATATAGCAATTTTACGACCAGGACCATGGTTTTCGGGTTGCAAATAGGAAGCCATATATATTTTCACTGGATTATACCTTTACCGTATCTTGAACAGAAGTTTCATTAGAATTAGGAACTTCGATGAAATAAGAACACTCTACCGGCTGTTTGGTGGCAGTTCCTTTTTTTGAAATACTAACAGCGTATTTTCCTGGAATAAGCATTTGTGTCCATTTGCCAGTATTATTTGTTTTAGATGATCCAACCAGCTTATTCTGTGAATCAAAAATCTCCACACTGGCTAGACAAACATTCCTATTATCTGCTTCATATACTATTTTCTGTTGAACAGGAATCCTCTTTTGCTGAACCGGATCGTTAGTGTATCTAACATCACGCCGCTTTCCTTGCGGAGCCTTTTCGACTTGCAAACCTTCGTCTGGCTGATATGGTTCGAAATTAACCTCTTCCTCTTCCCTTACATTGTTTAAGGTACCATCCGGTGCCGATATTACAGAAGGTTTTAATCCTGGTATTCGTTGAGGAGTTTGCTGAGGTTGAGGTTGAGGTTGAGGTGACTTCATTCCCGCAGGTATCTGTTGATGCTGCAAACCACCAGGAGTCTGTGCGTAATATTGTTTTTCTTCTTCGGTTATCGGTTGTGTTAAAGCTTTCTCTAACGCACTAACTTGATTAACCAGTTTCTTAAGCAGCATATCCATATTTTTAAAATAATGTTCTTGCTGATTAACACGTTGCTCTAGAGAGAGCAAAACTTCAGATGCTTTTCTACTCATCGATAAAAATCCCCACGTTAACTTTTAATCTTTTCAATACAATAAAGTTATCAACCTCCACGTCATTTTCCGCATCAGCCAAGAGGTCTGCCAATGTTTCTTTAATTATTTCTATTGTGCCAGCACAGATAACATTATCATTGTATAATAAAACACAGTTGCCGGGTTGAAGCGAGTCCAAACCAAAGCCTTCCTCCTCTTTATCAAGCCCTATATCATCCTCAATCTCCTGTCCGGTTTGAGGTACAACGGTTGGAGGTCGAGGAGTTTCTGGCTCTTCTAGCGCTTTTGTCCACATAATATCTTCATTGTTGCCGCTCTGAACAATGGTTTGCTTAGGAATTTCATGTTTAGTATTCTTTTCTACAAATGAGTGCGCCTCAGCTTTATCCATTGGATACTCAACTGGCTGCGCACCCAAGCGTTCATGTTCGGGTTGATAAGGTTCCGGATGGGCAACTCTCCTACCTCTGTAAGGGTTTTTAAATAATACATCGTCACTCATGTTTTGTCCTCATTCTGCTGCTGCCGCCTCTGTTGCTGTCTATCATTCTTTTGTTCTTGCTTTTTACGCATTCTCTTGTCCCACTCCCCCGAAGCCATCAAGCGTTGCTTAGCGGCAAATGCTAAACGACGCTCACAGGATTCCTTGCGTTTGCGACGTTTTTTGTCGGAGGGTTTTTCATAAGATTGCTTTTCTTTATATAGCGAGATTATTTTTTCTTTTTGCACTAATGATTTAAATGCCCGAAAAGCAGATTCAAATTCTTCTCTGGACTCCCCACGTATTCTAACCTGGGTTGGAGAAACTTGAGCCTGAATTCCATATAAATTGTGTTTTCTACCATATTTTTTATCTTTATTATACATTATTCGAGACCTATATGTTCATGATGTGCAGACACAAAACCATCTTTAGCCTTCTCCTTGTCAGCTAACAGTTGATCTTTAGCTTTTTTAATGTCAGTTAATGTAGGTTTGTTCCTACCAGCGTGGATAGAATTGAAAACCGAAGTTAAATAAAGCTCCTTCAAATAAGCGTAGGAAAAGTTATGACTAACACCTTCCTTAGCTATTTCAGCATAATCCCGGCGACGAATAGTATTACCAAACCAACGCTTGAGATATTTAATCGACATCTCCTCGTTCGGCAAAGGGATTTCCCATTTCCTATCAAACCTGGATGGACGATCAGTAATAGATTCTTTTAACTTGCTCAAATCATTTGCGGTAGCAATTACTAAAATGCCGTTATTAGAATGGACACCGTCCATCAAGTTTAAAAAATGAGACAAACTGACAGTAGAACCCAATAGTGTATCTAAATCTTCAATATATAAAAGACCAGGCTCCTGCTCCTGTGCGTAATCAAATGCCTCTGTAATAGTGTCGTCGGTGGTTTGCGTGCTGGTGTGTACTGTTACTGGTTTAAAATCGTAATTAGAAATGATAGTACGAATGGCGGTAGTTTTCCCGCATCCTACATTTCCCCACAATAATATACCCCTCTTCCAAGGAACTTTGGCAGTTTCATATATCTTTTTAGCAGAAAGAAAACCTTCGACTGAATTGCGGATATCCTTTTTTAAATCACTAGGAAGAAATAAATCTTCCCACTTTAATTCACGAGTATAAGGATACCCATCACCTCCCACAACATGAATCTCTAAATGATCTCGGTCACGTTCTGTGAGCCACTTATCAAATTTATTCCTAAAATCTACATAACGCTGAAAATGTTTCTGAGGAACTACTACGAAAAATGACACCTCATCTTCGTTTTGGTTCCCTTTGTGAAACAAAGCAGCATGCAAAAAGGTCAGCGGACCATACTTAATCTTAAAAACACCTTGAGCCATGAAGTGCTCGAAATCATGATCACTCTTCCATGAAGCAATAGAATCCCGATATAAACAGCTTATTTGTACATTATGTTGCTCACAAAATTCCATGAAGCTGCCATCGATAACGATCTTATTATGGATGTAACATCCTAATAATTCAGTATCTTTAATCCTGAGATCTTTAGCAAAGGTATTTTTAACCCAATGCATTAAGTCAACTAAATCTTCGCGGGGACGTTCTCCAGCGGTAAGTTTCCGATCCCATTTATATTTTGGCTGAAATATTTTAAGACGATCTTCACTGAGATGTTCCTGTTTCTCTACTTCTTCTTCAGTTAAGTCGCTATAAAAATCAGCTTTAAAAGTTGTCATTTAGTTTTTTTCTTTTTCTTTCTTGAAGCGCTGAGAATTTTTTTAGTTGCTTTCTTACGCTTCGGTGGTCTAATCTTTACTGGATCTACCCAATCATTGATGGCATCCTCGGGTAAATCCTCGACATGTTTGCAATTCGGATATCCCATGCATGCTAATTTTTTCTGTCCTTCACCGCTACGATAAAATATCGTCATGAACAGCTCTTCACCACAATCAGAACACTTCTTTCCAAACGGTATCTTTGCCGACCCTTTACATTTGGGAAAGTTTTCACAAGAATAAAAAGGTCCGAACTGTCCGTCTCGACGGCACATACCTCCATTACATTTAGGACACTTAATACCTTTTACTAATTTCTTTTCAAACGGTTTTTTAACAACAGGTTTACCATCAACTACATCTACACTTAAAGTTCCCTTACATTCTGGACGGTTTATACATGCTAAATAAAATCCAAACCTACCATGTTTTAATATAGTTTTTTCTTCACAAGCAGGACATTTAATGCCGTAGTCTGGAGATTCGTGAGCCTCCGCCTGCTTACACTCCTTCTGAAATGGAATAAAAAACTCATCCAACATTTCAACATATCCTAATTTCCCATCGGCTATCTTGTCCAGCCTGGTCTCCATTGATGCGGTATATTGATAATCCATAAATTTGAAATGTTTAGTTAAAGAATCTACTACCTTTTTTCCTAAATCGGTAGCATGATATGATTTTTTAATAATATCTACGTAATTACGCCCGCGAATTTTATCAATGATAGAACCATAGGTGGAGGGGCGTCCGATACCTTTCTTCTCTAACTCGTCCACCAAACTAACTTCGGTGAATCTTGGCGGTGGTTGAGTAAACTTCTGTTCCGCTTTTACCTTGGGTGGTACTAAAACAACTTTATCCTTAGTTGCTAATGGAGGTAGTTGCACATCATCTTTGCCAAGATTTTTATGATCAGTTGCAATGGCAAGCCAACCATCGTACTTTAACGTGCGCCCATTTGCTTTTAATAAATGAGCACTTGATGATTCTACCGTAACACTCATAGTGTCATATATGGCTGGTTCCATTTGAGAGGCAACAAATCTTTCCCAAATGACACGGTACACCTTTTGATGTTCATCGCTAAGGAAAACCTTCGTGGGTTCCTGTAAAATATCAGTCGGTCGTATACACTCGTGCGCGTCTTGAGCAGACCCTTTGCTACCATAAATATTAGGTTTAGTGGGGACTTTGTACTTCTTTTTGGTTAAATAATCTCTAACCTCTTTGAGAGCTTCAGGTTCTATTCTTCTAGAGTCGGTACGAATATATGTGACAAGCCCAGATTCATACAACGACTGAGCAGCTCGCATAGTTTTTGAAACTGAAAAGCCATACCTGCCGCCCACTGCCTTCTGTAAACTAGGAGTAGTTAAGGGTGGTAATGGATTGCGATTCTTCTCTTTCGAAATCACCTCCTTAATCACATAAGAATCTTTGTCAAGATCTGCTTTAATCTTTTTTGCAACTTTCTCATCGGTTACTTTTTTCCCATACTTAGCTACAAAACTGTCCGATAAATTTGCAGGCTTGGCTAAGCTGGTGTGGATATTCCAATACTCTTCTGGTACAAAGTTTTCTATCTCACGCTCACGGTCCACAATAATACGTACCGCAACTGACTGGACGCGTCCCGCAGATAGATGTGGTCCAAAAAAGTGGCGCAGCTGTTCGCTTGCCATGAAGCCCACAATTCTATCCAACACTCTGCGAGCCTGTTGGGAATCAAATAAATCTTCATTTAATTCCCCGGGGTTGCTAACAGCTTTGTTGATTGCGGCTTTGGTTATTGCATTGAATAATACACGTTTGATTGGCTTGCCGGTAGACTCCAAGCAATCTTTTAAATGCCAAGCAATTGCTTCACCCTCACGATCCATATCTGTAGCTAAATATATATTTTTAGCTCCAGTGGCAGCATCAATTAATGACTGTACAACGTCCTTCTTGTCTGGTAAAATTCTATACTTGGGTTTATAATCGTGTTCTAAATCAACTCCTAATGGAAACTGTTTGTTCCCAGTTACTAGATCAATAATGTGACCAACACTGGCACGGACTACAAATCCTTTACCAAGATAACTGGATATCTTTTTAATTTTATTAGGAGATTCTACAATTACAAGTGTATCTTTTGCCATAACTATTCCAATATTTCTTTAACAATAGTTTCTTTACAACTGAGTAGCTCTCCCCAAGCGTATGTTACATCTCTTTCTGTTTTAAATTCTGTATTGTTATTATTATCAGTACCTAAAGCTACCTCTTCTCCACACCTATTGCATTCTACGTCAATAGTAAAATCATTATTATTAAAAAATTGTTCCGTCTTCTTTACAAAATTATGCGATAATAAATTGTCTGCCAATTCCGGACTCCACTTTCGTATCCCGTCGGCATTTAATTTTAATAACTTTTTCAATTTTAATAACTTTTTCATTGCACACGTCGAAATGTAGACTTGCGAATTTTTGTTTTAACTTGGTTCTGACCTTCTTTTAAATCCAAACGTTCCAGCCTAACATTTCCAGGGCTCACTGTAAAAGCCTCCATTGAGCTAAGCTCCAGCACCATTAGTTTTTTGGAAGCAGAACAGTCTAACATCATTAATTTTTCATTAACCCAAGGACCGTTAGAGCTATGTCCACAAATAACCGTCTTGTCCCAGGGAATTTCTTTGCCGGCAGATACAAAACTTTTAGCCATCTGAAAAAGAGAACGATCCCAAATAAAAGTTTCCATCCACGATGGATCTAACGGTTGCGTTGGATCACACCCTCCATGAACAAAAATACAATCGTTGGTCTCATAATACAAATATGTTTCATTCTTTAAAAAATCAATATGATGTTTTGATATTAAATCGCTTACTCTCTCTGGAGGTAGAGAGAGCGTATCGCTGAGATCTATACTGGTAGTTTTGGCATAGGACTCGACAGTTTTCCTACCACCTTCTTGCATCCAAACGGCAAAAGGAGAAGGTAAATCTTTCTCCCAATTGTGAGCAATTTCTCCAATAGCCGCCAGCATTAACCATTCATGATTACCAATTAAAGGTATAACCCTGTCGCCAAATTTCTTAACTAAAGTTATAACATATTCCACCACCTTGGCAGAATCCGGTCCACGATCTATATAATCGCCAAGAAATATAATCTTATCCGAATCACGCAGAGGAAGGATGCGCTTGCAGATGGCTCGTAAGCAATCGTACTTCCCATGAATGTCAGGAATTACGTACGTGCATGCGTTTGTAGGTCGCCATCGACTCACTACAACACCTTATCCACACATTTAGCCAAAGCCCTCTGGTCAATATTTAATTCATTTATCATTAAACGAACATAACGATACTTAGGTTTCAAAAACAACTTGCCCAGCCAGCTACGGATATTCTTACGTCCAATAATCGTACCATTCTTGGTACGAAAAATTTGGTGACCTTCATCAACAACAATTAATTGGTTAATTTCTACTTTACCAACTATCCCATACCCAACGGGATAACCGGTAAAGAAATTGAACTGTGTGCCATATACCGGTAATTCTACCGATTCTTCCGTTGTCATTATAGATCCTCTGTCTAGAACCAACCTTCTCCTGGCTCCCTAATTTGTGGTGCGTAACCAAAGTTTCGGGCAATATGAGCCGGGTGTGACACAGCTTTAAACATTATCCTAGCAACATCTAGGGGTTTATCTATTTGCCACCTATAAGCTACTGCTAAATTATGCCAAGCTGTGTGCAATAATACACCCGTCTGGTTCTCAGGCAGCTGCCATAATGAAGCGTGACAAACAATGGGGTGGTTTTCTAACGGTTCTGGATATTGTTTTGCCCACTGATCTTTGGGCATAAACAGCATGGAGGTTCGGTCAGGAACGTTATTTAACGGCACTGCATCCATAAACCAAATAGCCCACGCCGGATTCTCAGACGGATCACGGAATGTAATCTTCACATTATCTGAAGCTACGAATCTTTCACCGTCTCCAATTCTAATCGAATATTTATCTGACAATTTAAATATATCCGCATATGCCTTTTGAGATTCCTCAAGTACGGAAATAATCTTACCCTGCTCTTTGTAATGTTCTAAAGCTTCCATAACCTCTACTTTCTCTATATCGCCGGAATTATTATACAGTTCTTTAAGAATTTTTGAGCCGACCTTTTTTAATACACCTGTGACGTCATATCTATCTTTATCAATTTTAGAAATAACCTCAGCAGCATTAGAATCATTTTCCGCCGAGGTATTGGTGAGCCTTGGGTATTCTGTTATTAATAAACAAGCGTCTATTACTTTACGCTCTGTAATCTGACCCACCTCAATATCAAAGTTAGGTTCAGGAATATATTGATACGCCGTAGCGGTATGATAACAAACATTATCCGGCACGCCGGTTTTAATATAAGTTGAATCATTACTATATTTACGAGTTGGATTTAGCCCATCAAAATAAACAGATAATTTCTCCTTCATATTCCGCAGAAGCATATACTTCTCGGCATCTGTAAGGTTGTCCATCAAATATAAATTCTTAACTTCTTCTTTTTCTTCTGGGGGGAGTCCTAATCTTTCTCGCAAAACATCAGTAGAAACTTCATCTTTTTTATTAGAACTGCTGAGAGCCCGATTTAAAAACGCTTTATATTTTGCAGTCGCAACCGAAGTACCTGTAGGAACGCTTTGCGAAGCTTCAATAGTTTTGATACTCCTAGACTTACCCGGACGAGTATGAAAAGGCTTTGGTGGCGCTGGTAAATTACTTGCAGGCTGAGCTACTGCGTTATGAATAGCTGCTGACGTAGGGGGTGGTGGTTTTTTAGCTTTATTAACAACTTGAGCCGATGCCGGAAGTTGATTGGCGAGGCTATTTATTTGATTAAATACCTGCTGTAATGCTTTATTACTTTGTTGCAACTGCTTATTGTTTTGATTTAAAGCTGGGGCTATTTTTTGTTTTAAATTCTTCATTAAATTCTTCATTAAAATCCACTACAATTCCATGAACTAACTCATGTATCATATTTATATCAGGTACTTTTGGTAATTTTGAGTTCTTCGCCACCTCAACAAGCGTAACGTCTTCTTTTTCGGCAAATTCAACAATTTGTTCATACGTCCACGCACCTGCACGAATGTCTCTTAATTCCTCAGCGTCTGGACGGTACACATTTACCTCGCCCGATTCTAAAATCTCACGAGCCATTCTGATAAGCCTTACCAAATGGCAGGCGTGCTTTGAATTACCGTGAATTCCAATATGCCCGTTTCTACGAGTTATTAAAGTGCCGTTGGGAACTGTAAAACACACGACACGATAGTTAGAGTCCACCGGAACTTTTTTAACATTATGCGATCTAATACATTTTTTAAACTGCTCCCGTGTTTTGTTGATGTGTACTTGATATATCCCATTATAAGGTCCATATAGGGAGGTTTCATAACCACACATTAGGGCTAGTTCTTGCACATCGTCAGCCAAACCTTTTAATGAACTGTAGTAAATCTGACCTCCATCCGGTCTGTCCGTACCGTCACCGCGATGTAAAGCTTCCAACAATATGTCCATCAACCTTTTGGAAAGAGTAAATGCCCACCTTGGTATTCTTTTACCCTTCTTAAAACCACAATCATTCACCATGCGCCATACTATAGTTTTATTTCTGATGGACAGAATCTTCTCTTGGATCGCTTTCTTACGAAATCCGTTGGGAGGATTTGTATATTCATACAACGAACTATTAACTTTATTTCCCCATTTGTTTTGAAACCTCGTTATGTGCCAACATAAACGTCCACCTTTTTTCTGAGACACGCGAATTTCTTTTGGTCCACGAGAAGTAAACTCTTCACTGTCCCATTTTGGTATCTGCCCCGGCTTAAACGCCATTGTACCATCAGATAAATACCACCCCATAATCCTCAAATACACACGCGGAGGAACTGGAAGGCTAGCGAATGCCTCAGTATTTGAATAGGTTGTTTTTTTAGGTGAAGGTGCTCTAAGAACCTCAAAAGTATCAGGTAACGTAGCTGCTACCTCTAATTTTAAATCGTATTTTTTTTCGCTGCGTCGCTCAATTTTACGATAAAGCATGCGATGGTTGGACGTTACTAAAGAATCTAAATGATTTCCATGCAAATTATATAGGTTACCACTATCAATTGTTCCGGCAAATTTATCAATTGGACGCTGATATTCCACACTAATATCAGACATATTTACAGTGGCAAGTCTATCTTCATCTGAAACATCTTCAAACTTTTTCCAACCCAGTTCAGTTAAAAACTCAGTATCATCTGAGTAGCAATCGTATCCGAACTTCTTTTCCAGTTCGGCACGATCAGGGTTGCGGTTCTTCAACCAACCCTGGTACTGATCCCACTCTTGTTTGGCTCTACGATATTTCTTTTCTTTGCCCAGAATTTCAAGGAAATTTTCACTAAACCCCTCATATTTAGCAACCATGTCGCGCAATGATTGCTCGGTAGAATTCCACTCAGCTTCGTCATCAAATTCATTTACCGGATACGGAGTCGAGCCATTGATTGCCAGCCAAGTGGCACGCATAATTTTATGCATTTCAGCTTTAAATTCAATCTTGGTATGCTCTGGTAGGTCGGTTTGCTCCACCATAAAAGAGTCCAACTCGCGCTGTATAAGAGCGTCAGCAGCACCTAGTTGATCTAAAGGAATTAATTTCTTATCAGAAAGTTTGAAGTCTTTCCGTTCCGGACACTTCTCTGGAGGTTGGTCCAACCATCTTTTGTGCCGTTGAATTCGTTTAAGCTGACTCAAAGCATAACCGCAGAAACGTGGCTTTGCTTGCTTCGATAGAAATAGGTGCTTGTTATCTAACAGTCGATCCATAATCGGATGTTTTACCAACTGAGTTTTAGGATCAGTAAAAAGGATTTCAATGATAGATGGGTTACAGGAGGCGGCGAGGCGTACAAACTTTGTAACCTCGTACACTTGCATGTCTGCTTCAGGCTCAACAATGCCTTTATAATGAGTCCAAACATGCTTAGTTTTGTCATCAGATGCCTGCTCGAATTTATCTTTAATTCCGATGTAGGTGTCCAACGGGGGCACTGCCACACCACGATAATCATAATCACTATCTGGAGACGCAAATCCATAAGCTCTTGAACCGGCAAGAGTTAGGAAAATTGTACGGGGACCAAGTTCAAAATTCATATCAAACCCTTTATACTGTGGAAAACATTTGTCAAGTAATAATCTCTTCAACAACTAACGCATTAATATCGTGTTGGATATTTTTTGATAGCTTTATGGTCCAAGAAAAGTGTTCATTGTCCGACAAAACATTTAACATTTTCTTTTTAGCATCTTTGTAACTGTATCCGGTCATTTGCATTATCTGAAAAAATCTAAATTTGCCACTAAATTTTAACTCATGAGCAGGTTTTATTCCAACAAAAGTTCTGACAATCTGGGGAGGGTTCTGAGATATATCTACTGTTCCCAATAAATATACCGATTTGCGGTCGCAATCTACAACTGTATACGGGTGAATCATCACTGGTAAAATATTATTCAATCTTCCGCTTCGTGAGCCCGGTGGTAACGGCATATCATTCTCCTAACGCTAATCTCCCTGCCACAATATCATTCAATTATATCTTTAATTGCTATTTCTCTTTGAGTAGTTTCTGGTAGAACATCGACAACCCATTTGAAATAACTATCGTGAACTATGTTATCTATTAGTTTCTTCTTCGCGTCGGCATAATTATCACCAATCACAGAAAATACATCTACATTACAATAACCTTTGCTAATAAGAGTAAGACTTAAAGCGCTTTCAGAATAAATGTCGGCACCAACTACCTCATAGGGAATTTTAGTGGTGTCGATAGTGGCAACTAGAAATGCTTCGCATTGCATTTTGTGTGGTCTCCGTCCCATCATGCGCCCAAATAACCAAGGGTTCCATGATGCTGGTCTAGGAACCCATTGAAGCCAACCCCACATTAACCACCGAGCAATAAAGGCAGGCAACAAACATACTAACCACTCTTGCCAACAGACTTTAGTCATTTATTCCAAGCATGGCTACTATTGCCGCCTTTGCCATCGTTCGGTAGTCATCACGTTCCCACTCCGGCACCTCGCAGGAACTAGAACAGTTGGGATCTTCAAGCTTCCATATTCTAAACTCGTATTCGGGATCCCCCGCTTCGTTTTCTTCGTGATTGGCTTGCCATATAGCTATAGCAACACGCTCAATCATATTTGTTTCCATTGTACTTCCACTCTTTGCCACGAGAATGTCCGCCAAAAATATATCCTTTATCCTTGTGGTCTTCGATTAAACGAATGCCACAATTGCCACACGTCTCT